CCGATGATCAATTAAGATTGTTGTTTATTGGCTGGAGGGGCCTGCTGGTGTTCCCTCTGTGGAGCCTCCCCCCCGTTCTGCCGGAGGAGGGCCTGTAAGAACCTGACTGCGTTTGACTCCTGGGCTCCCCTTATTTCGGGGTCCTCCCAGAGGTCCTTTCCCTTTGCGCTGCGCCCGGTGAGCGCCGCCCTTAGGTTCTGGTAGTCTCGGTCTGTTGCCTGTCGTTTCATTGTTGTGGTTTACGATTGGGCCAGGGGGACGGACGACGGTGTCCCCCACGAGTGCGGTGATTTTGACCTCCCGCTCATTATTCCAAATTATGGGCATGGCATTGAGGTCGGGGGCTAGTCTGATTGCCGCCGCCCTCGTCTGCACCTCCGCTGTTGTCATGCGTAGGTCCCGTGCCACACTCTCGAGGAGCAATTGCTCGTCCTCTGGAGCCTGTGGCCAGGCTGCACCCATTTTGAACTCGTCTTCAGCTGTCGTTCCTTTCACCTCCTTGATCCCTGAGAGCTCGACGACTCTCCTGCACCACTCGCTCAAGAGCGGGGTGAGTGCGTCGGTGGACAGGTAGCCGATTGCCCTATTATAGGCAGCCTGCTTCTTCTCCACATTCATACTAGCCGACAGGTGTAGTTTCGGCAGAGTACGGATGACGCATTGATGGGACGTGGTGGTGGTGGTCGGTGATGGATATACCCGTGAGAGGAAGGTCACCCTCCCTCCTGCTGGCACGTCCAATGCTTTCAAGGATAATCCGACGTCTTTCGCGACCTCGGTGAGGGCACGGCTGAAGCCGATGGTTTTCCGCGAGACTCCATCATCTCCCGCGTAAATTCCCAGTTGCTTGAAGGCATCGACAGTTATATGGCCTGTTTTTCGATATGCACAATAATTCACGAACGCGTTGATCATCGTGTTGGCATCGGTGGTGATGGGCGATCCAGACCGAGTGCCAACTCCAGCTGCATACCTATAGCCGTTCTGACTTACGGCTAGGGGACGGAATACTTCAGAGTAGTGCTTTTCCAGCACCAAGGCCTCAGAGGGCGTGAACCAGCGCATGTACGCGGCCTTCGCCACTCCTTGCAGCCACTCCGAGATGGTGCCGTCGAACCTTGAATAGTCTGTCTCGACTGTGGGGTGCGCACAGAGAACCCCAATGCGCTTTGCAACGCTGGTGGGGGTTTTCCCTGGTGCGTACCAGGGCATCCGCTTCAGGACGGTGTCCTTGAAGGCGTATGTGAATCGGGACATCCCAATTGTCAGATCCGTGGAACAGGTAGTGATGATCCTTGGATCTGTTACAGACGCATAGGGCTCGGCCTTGATAAAGGTCTTGAGCTTGTTCTTAGCTCCGAGGCCCAGTGCATGTAGAGCTTGCGCAGTACGGGACTTCTGTGCGGGGCGGTTCTGTCGCTCAATGACATCGGTGAGGTCAAGAGGTGTTCCGCAGCCGTACTTCGGTACGAGAAGCTGCACGAATTCGTCAGCGTATTGTTTATAGACAGGCGGTGGTACCACTGTGTTGGCTACTTTCGTGACCCTCCCAGTGACTGCTGTCTCGTCCGAGTCTCTGCAGCGGGCTGCGAAGAGGGCCGGGTTGGCGACGAGTGGGCTGGTTACAGCTCCTCCTGTGGGGCGCTCTTCCTCCAGTTGGTGGCTCGCGAGTGGTCTGTAATTGGTAATTACAGCCCCGCTGGCCACAATGTTCGGCTGTAGCTCGAAGCTGAGCCCTGAGAGCTGTAGTATTTCATACAGCAGGGAAGCCTCAATCTTGGCCGTGTTGGGAAACTGGTCTTGGATGAACACCTCAATGTCTCCAACAGTGTACGCTGTCGTTTTGCTCCTCAGTCTGGCTGTGACTGCTCGGAGGGTCCGGGCAGGCATGGTGACAGCATCTCTGCTGCCGTTGGTTGCCAAGCTGATTGTGCCTGTGATTGGTTCGTAGACGGTGTTTACTCCGTTCCGTGTGTACTGCCTCCTGCCAAGGGTCTTGGTCAGAGGGGTCAGACGTGCGAGCATCGTGGGCATTTTAAACGTTGGAATCAACGAAATTACCCTGTGGTCTGTTCCGTGCCCCGACACGATTTTCTGCTCGACATCAAAGACGTAGGAGTCTCCGAATATTGGGCCGAGTAGATTTGCGATCATGCGAGGAATAGTCCAGGTCCATGTGTTGAGAGATTGGGCCCGAATAGTGTCGGAGTCATAGTCCCAGAGTGGGTGCTGATAGCGTCCCCCTCCTGCCACCTCATAGCAGAGCTCGTTGTCCACTATGTGATAGCATTGGTCCGTTGTCCGGTGTGCAGCGTGCTGTGGCACGACTGTGTAGAGCAGGACTGGTAGCCCGTGCCCTAGATATTCAGCCATGTCCAGATAGTAATCGACATCTGTGCATACGATGACGTGCTCGTCTGTCAGTTTGTCGTTGCGATACTGCGTTTTCAGGTCCTTGTCCCAGTAAAAGTGGCGTACGCCCTGGTCACCTCTGTCCTGGTCAGCCCTGGACATTGCGATGTGATAGGGAATCCGCCCGATCTCGCGCACCTTTTGAGCCATTGCGGCGTTGACAGCAGACCGTTCGCCAGCGGCAGCCCCGTGGGTGTGCCCGGGGGTGTTCTGGTATAGTGGAAAGTCTCTCATTTTGAGGCTAGTTCTCAGGTCTGGTAACCTGGTTCCATATTCTTCCACAGTCCGGCTGTATAGTTCGCGGCTCTTCCACACTTGCAGTTGGATGACCCTAGAATAAATCCTGCCCCAGTAGTAGACCCGGTGGGTCGCATACAGAGCCGCTGACGCGGCTGCCACTACCAGCATTCGCTCGCTGATGGTGTAGGCTAGGTCTTCCATTCTTAGGCCACTGCT